TTCATGCAGCTGTGTGGGATCATAGACGTGCTGAGCCGTCATCTCACGCTGGTAGAAGGGGGTTAGTTGTGCGTGCTCGGCAGCCGCTGCGGAGCCTAATTGCTGAGAGGTTAAATCAGCCTCCTTCTCAGCATCCACTGCTTCATCTGAGGCTTGTCGGAGACATTGCGCGACTGGACCCTGGTACTCAAAGCCCTTTTCGGAGACAAGCTCCAAGCCGCCATTCGGCAGCATCTTGTACTTAAGTTCTGTGTATACCTTCACGATTTGTCTCCTGTGTTACTTTGTAATCTCTTTGAAAACCCCAGCCAACCTGGGCGGTCGGTAACAAACCCAAGCCCGTCTGTTTTGTCTGAAATACGTCTACCAAATTTCTCGTAGGTGGGAGGCAAAAAACACTGCACACCATCGAGACCAAACTTTCTTGCTGAATCACATGCCTCTTTGTCTAGGGTTTTGATCGTTAGCCATTTGCCTTCGGGATCGGTCCAATCTGATTTGTCCAGCCAAAGGTTGCTCTCTGCAACGAGAAGCAATGCGTGGGAAGCTCTCACCACGTTACTATCATCTACGAACACCTTGTTGAACACAAACAAGGGTGAGTTCAAATTCGGGAAAGAAAAGTCGAGACGGTTCTTTTCGTGTATCCGCTTAATCGCTTCGAAATCCTCTGGGGTATAGTCTCTTATCATGCTACGTTCCTCTTGGGTGCCGGTGCTGGCCGCGTCAATTCAGTACCCAAACCTTGGGCTCTTTGTGTGCTAGCTGTACCTGACCCTGTGGACGACAACAAAGTATTCGCTGAGGTTCCAGTCATGACTATCTTTGTTGCCCCGGTTAACCCTCCGAACACCGTAGGCTTTGCCGGATCGCTGCCAGGATACTGAGCAAAAGAGCGCAAGTAATATGTGTTCGGAGTCTTTCCGTCGTTCTGAAACGTAGCTAAACTAAGGTTCCCTGTTCTGGAGCATCCATGATCGAAAACGTGGGTTGTGGGGGACAGGAAATTAGGCTCTGTGGAGTACTCGGAGATGTACTGAATGTTTTTTGTGATAGAACCATTGTGTGTGAGGGTCCAATGGAGATTCTCCGAAGGACAGGTGATTGTGTTACCCTGTTGTGTACCTTGGACCTGGATACCGTCAATAGGTGGGGGAGGAGTAATCTTTCCAACCGCAGATGCCGACAAACTTTGGGCCAACCCGTTTACAGAGTCGATAATACGTGAAAGAAGGTTGCCATTATTAAAATCCTTTTGTGTGATGGTTGTGAGTTCTTGGCCACCTTCGAGTTTACCGTTTTTACCGATCATTGACCCTCCTTACCTCTGCCAATCGTTGCTCAGCCTCTTCCTTCGTCTTGAATGTCCCGTATCTTTTTCCCATGACAATTACTCGCCAAGAACCACTGTTGCGTTGATAAATACCTTTTCCAGTGCCTGCGTTCCACGCTTTTTGCCCAAGATGAGACACCCTTAGGTTTTCTCTTATCTCCTCAGGTGTCTTAATACCAAACCTTCTGATATAATCATCATGCTTCCACTTCTTGCAAAGATCACAACGACACTTATGGTTTTTATACCCAGTTGAAGTGCCGTGTCTCCACTCTCTTCCCTTAATACGCTTAGCTATAGTCTCTGGAGACTGCTTTTTCCCAAGATGAGCTTGACGCATTTTTTCCAAAGATTTTAAAGAATGTGTCTTGCCCCAAAACGGGTTCTTTTCTCCAGCCAACCCCGGTATTCCCTTATTCCTAGAAGGTTGCCCTTTCTTAAACTCTGTAGAAGGAGAAAGCCTTTGTCCCTTCTTTATTTCTGTAGCAGGAGAAAGTCTCTGTCCCTTCTTTATCTCTGTAGCTGGAGAAATTCTTTTTCCTGCTTTAGCTTTGCTCTGTTTTTCCCGAGTCTCCTCACTGGGAGCATACCCCAGACTTCCTTCTCCACCGTCAGTAAGATTATATCCGTTGGGTGATTTTGTGTTAAGAAAAGAGATATAAAACATTTCTACAAAGCTCATCTCTTCTCTAGTCTCGCACACCTGCAAAATGTCTACAGAAAAAGAATCTATTCCATACTTTTTTATAGCATTACGCAGGCAAGATACATGCGAAGTCTCTAATTGGTGCTGATGCCAGCGCGTACTAAGACTTCTAACAGTTTGTCCTACGTATTGCTTTCCATTTACTTTGTTCGTAACTAAATATACAATCATTTCTTCTCTCCGTGAAAGTGCGAGAAGGGAGGTGTTCACGGCACCCCCCGACTCTAGCCCAGGATTCGAGGTCCTGAGATTTTGTACTACACAACGCCGTTGTTTAATCCACCTGTTGGATTCAATGGCGAATGAGGATCAGCCATCCCACTTAGCAAAACCTTACATAGAGTAAAGTATGACCCCACGGCATTCGTAGAAGTTTCTACGAACATCCTTTGTCCCCTAACATTCAAGTTCCTGTAGGCATCGTCATTTGCGGGATCAACCAATTTAATACCTCCAGGTATGGTGTACGGATATCTCGCGTTGAGATCATTAGGCCACAAAGTCACATTTGCAGTACCTGCTCCCACAATGTTTGCTTGGAATATAGTGTAACGTTTTGCGTGCATCCCGAAAATTGGAATCGTCGTTGCCTTGGCAGCGTTCACAAATCCGTACGTGCAATAGCTTGAGTGTATTGCAACCCCGTCATCGCTCAGCTGCTCATCATCAAGCTCATAAATCTTAGACGTATCAGACCCATTGCAAATAAAGAGGGGCTGGTCGTTGTAGTTGGGCCTGATAATAAATGCCATATACGGAGTTGCGACATTCCAGATACTCCACTTTCTTTTCATATCCTGAACCGCTAGGGTCCCGAACATGGTCGTGTGCATTTCTGGGCTATCCACCAGCTCCTCAAAGGAATTCAATGCTTGATAGTTGAGCATCAAAATTACATTAGGTGACGTTGGGGCTGGGTTGTATGGTGCGTAGGGTAACCACTGCACAGACGTGGTGGCTACACCCGAGGGACTCGTGCCCGTTGGCAAAGGTACCGCACAGTAAATCCTGCGGTTCACAATGTCATTCCTCAGCACAATCGTGTTCCCAGCATCCCAGTTTATTGCCTCCCACACCTGAAAGACTTCCTCAGTGAGACGCTTTGGAATGCCCCCGTTAAATCCGTAGATACCAGAGCGATTGGCCATGACTGCCCACTCGTCTCCAGTGTCGTAGGAGGATATTCCGATGGCTCCCACACGGCTGCTCACTTCTTTCAGTGACCAACCTCCAGGCTCCGCGTTCGCATTGTCTGTAGTAGAGTACATGCTGTTGATCTTCAGCAAGTACAGGCTGTCACGCAATACGAAGGCTCCCATGCAAGATTGCGGGTTCTCCGAAGAAGTGTCGATAATCCCACCCGAGGGTGAAGCGTCGATCTCCTCAGGTTGGTTGATGTAGGACCCGTATACCTCTGTCTTCAAATACGGGAACAGAGTTGGGTATACCTCAATGCGGTCGATCAGCACATCAGCACCGGGACCCATGTTCTGCACCCACTCCCTCAGCTGTATAGTGCTGGGGACCGAGGTGGTAAACGGAGAGGTCAACAAGGTGCCCTCGAATACCGTGACCAACGTGCTCATGCTGGTAAACGGTATGGAGAACGAACCATAGGTTGTGCCAAAGTTTCCTTTGCTCAAAGAAGTTAAATCAATAACGAGAGTGCCGAGCTGTATCCCTGAGGGACAGGAGCAAGCCACACGCACTGAATACGCTGTGTTGGGCTGTATAATAGCAACATCGTAAGCGTCCTGATAGGCCGTCTGTGAAATCAACCCCATCATAGGCTGCGTTACACCAGTAGTATTGGAGATGTACAAAGCATCTCCTGTCACTGGGCTAGGTATCAACTGAAGCTCGTTCGCTGTGAGGTAAAAGCTCCAACCCAAAGGCTGGTTGGGTTGATTAACTAAATACCCGCCATCAAACGAAAGGTTAAGAAAGTTGTTGACCTTGTTCAGTTGCAAGCCATAGAACATGCGGCTAGAGTACGGAACACACCATGCACAGCTGCCCAGCTCAATTGTGTTGAACAGGTCTAGCCCTGGTATGTCTATTTCCGTCGAGTTTAAGAGCACTGCGTCGGTAAAGGTAAACGCCGCAATCGGACTCGTATTGTCGTTGATGACCGTGGAGGTGTATGTCGTAACTGTAGAGCCAAGCGTAATGACAACTGGCTCTGTAATCACATAGAAGTTTGCTCCAGGTACACCATTGGCTCCCGCTTCAGTGATGGCAATCCCTCGGGCAATCACGTCAGGAGGTCCAATAGGAATGTTGCTCACGTTAAGAACGTTTGCGGCAGAAGGGATGGTAAAGGTAACAGGAGGAGACACTGGCGTCCAGTTACCACTCTCCGTTATGAAGAACACCACACCTTGTCTCGTACCTGGACCAATGGGAATAACCGAGGTCCCTATAATCTGCACTTGCCCAGGAGGGCCAGTGTAGGTAGAACCTGCTATGGGTTCAGTTGGGTAAGGCTTGTAATCTCCGAAGATCACCTCTGCCACAGAATTAGTGTTAACATACGTTTGTCCAGGGTCAAAAGTGAACAACGTACCAAACATTATGGCCTGTGCAGAGCCTTCAATAGTCTGATTAGAAAACGGTAAACCCGTGTTGTCAACTATGAATGTGTTACCCCCACCAATGCTAGAAATGACAAACGTGCCATTATACCCAGCGTTGTTGGTAGCTCCCGTAACTGTAACTATACCACCTGCCACTGGAGGATTGCTGTTCGTAAGTGAGGCAAACTGCCAATAATACGTAGAGTTAGTACCGTCAGAGGATGTAGCTGTGATGGTGTACTGCCCACTGTTTATAGCCTCCAATATCGTCCAGGTGTTGTTGTACCCCTGATACGGATTTGCTACGTTTGTAATGGTGAACTGCGTCCCTGTGGTCAAACTAGGGACTGGAGTAGCTAACATCATCGTGACCAAGGTCTGTTGATACGTGGCCCCCGTTACTGTTTCAGCCGCGACGTACCCAGCAGTTGGGATCACGTACGTGAAATACCAAGAAGGACCTAGGGATGCTGGATAAATGGTGGTTTGTCCCATTGAGGTG